CTTAAGCGTTGAGAGTTTCTAGGGAAGTACCCTAGTACTACCCAACGATCAAACCTTTCGGTGTAAAGGAAACCGAACCATCCAAGGAGGTGGTACGAGTGTTGAGTACAACGCTCATTATGGCACTGATCGTGCTTCTCGTGTTGAAGGCAGAGACACGAGCTTCCTACGCGAAGAGATACTCCTACCTTTCTCGGGTACAAAACGAGGACTTCCGCAGCTGGTATGGCGCAAAGCTGCGTGAAGGCGTAGCGCCTGATAAGGCAACACGCAAGGACGTCGAGAGCTATCCTGATCCCGACGATCCGACGTTGAGCCTATGGTCCGAGCTCGTCGAGTCCGAAAAGGATCCGACCGCGTTGACCCTGTTTGAACAGGGCTTCGTGTCCCATGTATCGACGAGGTCCAAGCATGAGGGGACAGCCTCTTGGCTTCCACGCCTTCGGGCGTATCAAGGGAGGACCAAGAAAGGACAGGGGCTGAGTCCTTCACAGCTTGCCAAGTGCCGGAGGGTCGTTCGCGCGATTCTGTCCTCGATACCAGCGGAGAACCGACCTGAACAGTTGCCGTTTAAGGAGGTCTATCTTGAACGCTCTAACTCTGGTCTACCTGACCTTGTCTCTGATCAGCGTACTATCAGGGACACGGTGGCTGATGAAGCCGCTGATCTTGTGGCGAAGATTGAGTCCATTCCTGAAGGACGAACACCCCGATGGGATCTGGCTCCACCTTGCGCCCTCCTCATGCGAACACAGGAGGGTGGAGGATCTTGGGAATATGATGCGCGAAAGCGTGCATACCTCAAGACATCAGACATCGAGTTCGCGAAGGGCAGGCCCATCTGGGCTTATCCGCTGGTTGTCAAGCTTATCGAAGCTAGCTTCCAGCAACCGCTCGAGGACGCCCTTGCTGCCGCGAATAAGCATATATCGTGGCAGGACGCTGGAACAATTGGAGAGCAGATTGTTTCATTGCTCGGCCGGTCAGATGGATACGTCCATGGAATGGACTACTCCCGTTATGATTCGACGGTCCATGGAGAGATCATTCGGGTCATCTTCGAAGAGATCGGCGCACTCTTCGGACGAGAGAAACTGTTCGGCTGGATTGCCCGGTACTTCATTGAGGTGCCGATACTCGTCCCGACAGCAGGAGGAGAACTACGACTGAAAAGTCGTTCACGCGGAGTTCCCTCTGGTTCACCTTTTACCTCATTGGTGGACTCGTTCGCGAATCTTTGTTATTCCGAGCTGGCGGGCGGAGACTGGGAAGACGCCATCGTCTTGGGAGACGATAAGGTAGAGTGGTCCCGTCTCAGAGCCGTACCATTAGCGATCAGATACGCGCGAATGGGATTAAGCGTATCGCGTATATGGGAACTTGACTTGCGTCATGGTATTATCACCGTCTACGAACGGGTCGGTGATGTCGGTTCCCGTAATTACGCCGACGTCGGAAGTGTTTCTGGCTTCTACTGTGTAGAATACCTCTCCCATCTCTGGACGTGGGATGGAGCTGTAACGGGATCCGTATTCCGTTGCTGGAATAACACCCTGAGACAGGAGCGATTCAAAGGCGGCGACTGGCGACCCATAGATGACCTGGGCGCGCTAGCGCAGCGCATCGAGAATGTGAAGCAACATCCCTGGCTATCACTAGTTGCGCGAGAGCTGTTCGAACGCCGAGAGTGGATGACTCTCGAGTATGTGGAGCAGAATTTAGTGGAGGCGACAGAGCGTCTGGAAGAGAAGCGAGGTCATGAGCATCTTCTCTTCGATCCAGATCCTCAGACTCTGAAGAGTTTGTGGAAACAGATGGCCGCCGAAGCTACCGCTTAATGAATCCGGG